ATCAATATTAGGAGGAGCAATCATCCCATTGTTATTTCCTTTAGGCATCATTGCGCCCTGACCTTGAGGAGTTCCTGGTTCTTGACCTTGGTTAATCATATCCATCAAGTTCATAGGAGCTTGACCTCCAATAGACGATTTACCGCCTTGTCCGCCTTGGTTTCCTAGATTCTGAATGTAATTGAGTTTCTCTTGTAATTGCTGCATTGCCCATTGTGGATCATTAGAATGTTTAAGCTTCAATAGATTTTGTTCTAATATTTGTCTATTCAATCCAGAATTAGCACCCATACGCGCTTCAGTCTGTTTTTTCAAGGCTAGTTCTTGCGCGAACTGTTCTGCTTCTTGTTTTTGTTTTTCACGTGCTAAAACAGGATTCATCATCCGTGTAAACAAGGTAGAGCCAGTATCAATTCCTTTCATTAGAGGATTTTGCAATGCAGTATAATTTGGGATATTTAAGGCCATTATTTACCTCCTGTGGTTGACCAACCCAATTTATTTGCTAATCCTGTTCCTAATACACCTCCTAATGGGCCGCCTAGAGCAGTTCCTAAAATTCCTCCTCCAAGTCCTAATAAACCTTGAAATAAACCACCTGGAGCATTAGTTTTATTAAATTGGGTTTCTGCGGAATTAGTGCCCATATTCATATCATTTTCACTTTGTTTTCCCGCAGTATTAGCACCAGTACCATAAATATCTTTGCCAATACCAATACCAGTCATGTATTTATTCATTAAATCATCAAGATATTTTTGTCTATCATTGGCTACAATTCCGGCTGTTCCTGATTGAATCGCTTGTATAGCTGGAGAAGAACCACTCAATCCCATTTGTTGCGCAGCATTTAATCCCCTTTCTGAAGCCATTGCTTCATTTTGCTTAGCAACATCACTTTCTTGATAATTTTTTGACCATTCGTCCTGCAACCCTCCAGGATTCATTAATTTATCCATTGCTTCTTTATATTTGGTGTAAACATCTTGACCATTTTGATTATAAGGGTCTAATCTACCCTGAGCATTGTTATAATATTTATCTAATTGCTCTTGGGCAGCATCATATCCTTTTTCTGGATGTAAAAAATTTGATAGCCAGCTCATAACATCTCCTTATGGGTATGAGGTCGTAGTGAACTTGACTAATGACCCGCTAATTTTTCCTACATAAACATTATTTGTAGTGTCATAAAGCAAAACACCATTATTTAGAAAGCTAGGACTGGCAGTATTCAATGCTGTAATTTGAGTAGCTGTGTAACCTTGAGCTTGTAATAAATTAAAATAACCTTGGATATCTTGAATATTTTCATTTAAAACGTTTACAAGAACCGCTAGCCAAGAGGCAAATGGTGGTTCAAAGACATCACTTAAAATTGGAGAAGCATCAATACGGTCTAAAAATATAGTAGCCATTAGTTAGCTCCTCCGCTTGCACGTCTTGTATTGCGCACACCACCTAGTATAACAATGGGGGCAGAACTTACACAAATAAGTTTATAGCAACGATTACGACTAATTGATAACTCATACCAGCGCATACGCCAACGATAATGGCCTAATTGACTAAATTCTAGTAAATCAGCAGTCAGAAAAGATACACCGCCATCATCAGAATAATATAACTCAATATGAGGCTTAAATAAGGCATTATAATGATTATCATCAAAAGTTGGTGTATTACCACCCTCCGCAATGATAAATTTACTTTCATCCTCTGTGACCATGTAAATTGGACTCGGAGGAATAAGACCATTATCCATTTCATCAATAATGAATTTAGTGTTAAGAAAAGGTGCATTGCTCTTATAGAACGTTTGATCACCAAATACAAAGTCAATCTCGACATAATCATCTATAAATTCCGAGTAATCTTCGTTAAAAATTTGCTGCGTGACCAACTCATAACGCATTGGAAATTTTAAAAACGCATCCGCTGCTTGTGCATCTGGTTGCGCAGTATTTCTTAATTCATTATGATAGATATTTCCTGACATCTCGTAAATGGCCGGATCGCCTTGAATAATTACTAAATGCTTATTATTAAAATAAACATGCTTTTGAATACGACAACGACTACCATTTAATTCAATGACTCTTCCCCATGTTTTAGTTTCAAAGTTATATTCTAAAGAATTTGCAAAGGTCGTTGGATCTAGTAGTTGACTAGTATCATAAATACCAGCGGATATACGATAAAAAACCGTATTTTCATATTGATATAAAAATCCATCACTAGTTGCTCTTAGGAATGGACTTAATCCATTATTATCATCTGTGGCATTCTCAAGTAATATATTAATAGCTTGGGTTGAAATGTCCACTGGCTGACCACCATCAGACGACATAAAGCTAACAAGACCGCTCGTATTTTTAGCAAGCCATACCATCCTCCCAAAATCTACAGAAAGACTTAATGGATCAGCTATTCCATAGTCCCAATTATAAGAAGTATTGATTTTCCATGGAAATTCACGAACAGTCGTTCCCACTGTGATTTGTGTTGCAATATTTGCCCAAATATCGGTGGTGAAGTCGGTAAAAATGTATAATTGCGTGTGTAATACTGCATAAGACCTTACAATTCCAGAGGAGCTGAAAAACAGGGGGAATCCAGCTCCTCCGTCTGGAATAGTAAAAATCTTAGCCGGATCAACAGGAGGAGCACCACCCAAGTTGATCTGAGTAAGATAATTTATCGGAGTATCCATTTGATTTACGACAAATCTGCCTCCGAAAGCTGCGACATACTGAGGTTTTGTAGGTCTATTTGTATCTGTACATACAGTCATTGTGACTGTCGTCCCTGTCTCAGTGATTATGTAAATATTTGAACCATTAGTAAGCAATGCATAAACGGAATCACCAACTGGCAAATAAGCAAACCATAATTCACCAGTCAATCCTATACTTCCAACAGTTTGCGCATTAAATGCAGAATCATAAGCTATGATTTGAGTGCCTTCAATCACATATAAATAATTAATAGTTCGGAATTCATTTCTGGGCTCAGTATTGTAAACCAAGCGATTTTCATTCAAAAAATGGACATGTTTTCTGCCCATTGCTGGATATAAAGCTTGCTTTTTCTTCCCAGAATCAACTTGTATACCATACCAATTAGCACAGTCCATTGAACCAAATTGTGTGAAACGCTGCTTATCGTAAAAGCAGAATATTGGTAATTGTTGAATAGCCATTATACGCCAGCCCTGACACGCCATGCCCCATTGAGTAGGGATTGCTCATCACCACTAATTGATAAATTAACTTCACTGGTTGATACCATAATGTCGTATGATTCTTGGTACATTTGCTCTAATTTGGCTGTCCATGCTTCGGTGCGTCCTTTGTACATGCAAACGTCACGTGCACCCGCAAAGAGCAGAAATCGTATGAAATATTGAGGTAAATTCGACATGTCTGAATCTTTTGTATATGTCGAAAGCTGAAATTTACCCCTGCAAAAGAAGTCAAAGAACTGACTGGGTGCAGGATAAAGCCTAATATCAACATATTCAGTATTCGGAAAAGTAATTGCAAAACGTGGCAATCCTTTTAAGGGTTCGTATTTCCAAGCGGCCAAATAATCATCACGGGATTTGTCAATTAGTGGATATGTAACCCCTGACAGTAGCAGCCAAGCATTATCTAGATTTGCAAGTCTTCCTTGCTTAATAAAGACAACACCTGGAATAATAATCGGCTGTATAAATTGAAGTGTTGAAGTGCCCGTAATGGTTGATACGTTGTTTAGCGTTACTAAATTACCATCAATAGCTATAATAAAGCTTAATGCAGGTATGCCATTTCCTGTTACTTGTTCTCCAGAGTTATAAAGCGTTCCATCCGCAACCGTGAAAGACGATGAGTTTAATGTCAGTGTTACAATCTCATTTACGATGGTGTCTGTAGGATAGTTATTATCCACAAAGCGAATCGTATCTATGCCAATGTTAATTGGGCATGTTAAAGTCTTAGCTATAGTCAGCATTTGACCATTTCCAGCATAAGACTGCATGAGTTGATTTAAAACTTGCAAGCATAGTTTTTCATCATCTCCACGAAGCGGCGTAGTAGGATTAGACGCATTTATCAAACGGTATACTTGAAAAGCATAGTCTCGAAATGTATAAGACATTATCCCTCCGCTTTTTTACGGGATTTTTTTGGTGCCTCTGCTTCCTCTTTTGTGGCAAACCATTCATCACTATGTGTGAATAGATCGAATTCATAATATGATTCGACAATCTTTTGACGACCATCACTAGCAAAAATATATGTCCTAAATCCTCGGCGTGGTACTTCTCTTCCAAGATAAGGTACTAATTCTTCTGGTTCTTCTACGTGCATATTTAAATCCTTTTAAATTACACAGCCCTATGACACACCACTAAAAAACTATACTGTGTCATAGGGCAATAGACTTAGGACATAATCATCACAGCAAACTCAGGGTTAATTGCGACACCGCAAATAACGTCGATACGATCTAACTGTTCATAGTTTCTGATGTCCGCACCTAGTGAATAGGTCATAGAAAGTTTGTACAGGTCAGAATATCGAGTTACAGCCTCAACACCACCTCGTAATTCTTTGATTGGAGGAGCTGCAAAGACTACTGCTTGAGTGTGATAAGCCAAAGACACGTTATGTGATGCATACAGCAACATTTGTGCAGTGTTTGGAATAGCAGCACTAATGTTTTGTCGCGCACCATCAATGACAATTGTTGGATTAACAGGAATTGTTGCAGTATTACCACTAGCACTGATTACTTGAGCAGTAACAACGAACTGTGCTGGAGAATCATAAATGGGTTCATAAGTCAATGGATTGACCATGTACACCCCAGCAGCAGGAGCTACTTGAATTATGTCACCCACATTAAATACTACAGTCCCAGGAGCTTGACCCAAACCAGTCACAGCAATTGTATTTCCGCCAGTAATCGGGCCGTTAGTTACAGTTCCCGCAAGTAACATCCCAGCAGGTGGTGAACCGCCTAATTGACCAGCACCAGCAATTTGACGACGTAAGAAGTTAGTTTTGAAGAAGTCAAAACCTGATAAGTGACCAATGAAACCATCAATCAAAGCACCAGTATTCACAGTGCTATTGAAGACATTATATAAGTCATTATTCAAGTTAGCAGATACGCGAGGAGGAACAGCAGAATAACGTTTTCCGTCTTCTGGAATGCCCAATTCAGTCATAAGCGCATCAGCACTTAAAATCGTATTGAAATCTACAGGAACACCAGGAGTACCAACGGATTGATAAACTTGAGTTTGGAACGTATCAGCAATGAAGTTTTCGACCAGGTTACCAAGACGTTTAGCCCGTGGAGCATTTGCCATTTCTAGGTAAGGTTCGTCTCTAGCACGATCAAATGTCAGGTTAAAACCTGTATATTCAATCATTGTGCGGAATTGCTTAGAAATTGTTAGAGGTCTGATTACCTGTACGCGAGCTTCAGCTGTAGCGGTAGCTCCTTCCCCGGCTAGGTATCTTTCTTCTGAACGATAATCAATTGTTTGGCCAGTGGCGAATCTTAAGTTCTTAAAATCGCCTTCGAGGTTTCTATTAGCTGTTCTAGCAAAGGCTAGTGAGTTCCAGAAACGTACAAATACGTCGTCCAGAACATACTGGGTTTCTCTGAATACATTTGGCATTTGGGGTCTCCCTGACCGAACAAATGTTGATTAATTACTCAAGCATCATGCTTAAGTGCCTAACTATCATTTGTCCGGCGGAAGACTAAATACACGCCATTGCATTTTTGTAACTTTGGCTGACGGAAAGCCGATACACGTCTGTATTGCGATTAAAACTATCTTAGAACATGGTTAACAATTTGTCAAATTTGCCTCTTTATTCATTTTTTCATTTTTGATTTTAATACGTCGATTCAATTGTTCCTCCATTACCTTAATGATTTCAACTATCATTTCAGGTTTATTACGATCACAATCATTAAGACTATAAGCGATATGACAATCAAACTCAGGACAATATGCTCTAATTTCTATATCTATTTTATGATCCATTATCTACCTCTTTTTTGGTTTAATTGTTGTTTACGTTTTGCATCAGACCTTGCTATCAAATCCTCAATTGTTGGTTCATTTTTCTTGCCTTTAATAGGCAATCCAGCATCATCACGGCTTTTGCTAATAGGTTTAGGGGCTTTGCTGCTTGGAGCTGCTTTTCTCATACGTTCTTCAAGTCTTCCCATTTCCATTATTTGTGCCGCTGGGTCTTGAATTTGTGAGATACGTGACAATTCTTGTGGATGGCGTTTACTTGCTGCATAAATAAATGCTGCGGGGTCTGGAAGTCCTCTAAGAGCATAAGTCATAGGGTCCGTAACAGGCTGAGAACCTACAACATCTCTAAAATCACTAAAACGATTCATTCCACGGCTAAACTTGTCCTCAAATTCAGCTTGTACTTGTTCATCTCGTGCCTGTTGTTGTTGTTGTTCTTGCTTTTTGCTTATCTTTGAGAAAGTTCGCTCAACAAATTTCTCTAACTGTCCCTCCCAAGATTCATCCGACTCAGGGTTGTACTCGAAACCTTGAGCTTGCTGCGCCATTTGTTGTTGTGTTGGCTGTTGATTCTTATTATCACCGCGAGCAAGTCTTTCACGAACTGCTTTATTAATACGCTCGTTAACTTCTTCCTCAGTATAGGTTTTCGGAGGCGTCTTTGTGTTTCCATAATCGTCATAATCTTGCTCGATCTCTTTAGAATCGTCATTTTCAGAATCTTCTGATTCCTCTTTAGGTGACTCTAATTCTCTAGCGTCTTCTGGAGGTGACTCAATATCTCCATATGCAGTATCAAGCGTTTCTTCTTGCTCTTCATATCTGCTTTCTGGTGTCGTCGGAATTGAGGGCGAGTTCCCACCTATCAATAAATCATCAATATTGCTAACTTCTGTAGCCATAATATCTCCCTGTCATTTGTCTACTTTTTATCTATTTGTTATTGAACCTTATGTGTCAAAATCCTCACTAAATTGTCAGCGTGAGCGATTGACTCATCACTTTGTGTTCGTTGCGTTTCTGCGAGATAACGTAGCTCCTGCTCTTGTATCGCGCCTGCAACTTCCAGTTTTTCTGTCTCAAGTTTTTGAAGTGCTACTTGAGCATCCATCAATATTTTTTGTTGTTTAAGTCGTATTTCCTCCTCTTTAAGTTGAATTTCTTTTTGTTGCATTTGCATTTGTTGCTGCTGCATTTGCATTTGTTGCTGCATCATCATTTGTTCAGGTGTTGGCTGTCCTGATTCGTGTGGCATCTTGCCAGTTTTTCCGGCTTCTATTATTTCAGGTGGAACAATCGTTTTTAATCGGTTCTTGATTTCGAGATTGTTTGAGAGTGGCAAGTTGTCTGCGTAGAGATCGGCCACAAGTTTAAATGTTTCAGGATCGGCTTGTAGAACTTCACGTAGTGACTGTAATGCTTGCTCTTTCTGTCCTTCAAAACTTGGCCCTGCTTTGAGTCTTACTTCATAGGTGCCTTTTCGAATGTCGTTTTCGATAAGTTCGCCGTAATCATCAACTTGTTTGTTAACAGTGATATTCTTCATTCCTTCATCGGGCATCATAAGAGTGATTACCCGCTCGGAGTCATAAACTCTTGGTATCATCTCATTAACGATTGAACCCCCAGTAGTTATCGCTCTATTTACTGAATTGAAAAAGCAATAAGTAGAATATGAGCCTTGGCGTGTTCTTGCATCTATTGCACTGCCTGATATTTCGTTTCCTTGTTGTCCTAATTGAGTAGGATATAACCCAGTAGCGAGATACAAATCTTGTATTGCTACTTCGTATTGTTGCAGCAATGAAGCTGAAAGTTCAGGAGGCCTTAATTGCTCAGGTTTAGCCCCACTGGGGCTTTCGTCATAAGTAAGTAAGCCTTGTATTGCATTGGGATCGCGCCAGTTTCTTTGGGTATCCAATCCCTGTACGTTCTTTTTACTTCCTATGAATTGGTCATAGCGTGATACTTTGAGAATGAATGCTGATTGTGTGCGAATATAATTAATGTATCGCTGCGTATCTCGACAATCACCAAAAAAACTGCGACATATTTGTTTGCCATTTTTATCATAGAAACTATTTTGATCCATAAATACGACTGGTAGTTGTTCGGCGGGGAACTCGCCATCTTCTAAAATATAATCACCTGCTATTTTGTAATGCCATATTTTATATGACTTAAATTTGCGCTTGTCTTCAATGCGTACAGGTTCACCGTCATCCCAAATAGTCATCATGTCGTAATCATTTCCTATGGGAATTTCTTGTACTTCCTCGGCATTAGAATCACCCATACTTGCTATTCCTTGGGCTTCCTTCTCCTCATTGGACATCATTTGGTTTTGAGCCCCCATGTCTGGCATTAAATCCATACCTGGCATTTCTTGTCCAATTGCAGCAGTTAAATCTAAATCATCTCGATTTTCTTCAAGCTGTGCATTCATCTCTTTAGATTTTTCTATTAATTCGTCAAGCTCTTCTTGATTATAAGTTTTACCATTTGATAGCTTATAAAGCATATCATTTTCAAATTTGCGTTTAAAATGATCTATTATAGTAATAGCTTCATTGTCTGCCCATGTAAATGGGTCTTCACCTTCAGAAGGTTGCACTGCCAGCGCTATATCTTCTTTGCTTTGCGTAGGACTCATGGTCTTTGATATTTTTTCTTCTAAGTCTTTTCCGTATATCTCGCGGAACTTCTCGCGGCTCATACGTGAAATGTACCCACAGTACATGCCGTCCGTTTTGTTTGGAGTTTCTGCGCTAATGTCGAAGTATGTGCGGGTTGCGTCTTTAAAATGACCGTAGCAAATATCAAGATCAAATGAACGTTGATGTATGTAATCAGTTCCTAGAAAGAATGCGCTATAGCCTCCGATTGCTGCTTGTCCAGCGGCTACTTGATAAGCAATTGTTGCATCCGTTGAAAACATAACATCTTTGACAATCAGTTCTCGCAAATGAGCTGTATTTTCGTCACAATTAGTCATGGGGACTACTTGAAGCTGTGGGGTATTTTGTTGCTGTTCCCCAAGCAAAGAGTTCGCCATAGCACCTAGTTTATTAGCAACCATCGGCACTTTACGAAATGTCTTAATCATGTCGTCCTCTTCTTCGTCCGTCCATTGCTGGCCTAGTAAAAAGGTATGCATTTCATGATATTGGTCAATATTAAACTTGAAATATTCGCCGCGCCACTTTTCGCAAGCCAAACGCGCTTCATGCGCGATTTTTTCCGCTTTCTTAGCCATACTAAATCCTTTTAGTTGGTTTTAAATTTATCTAATTGTTCTTTTAAATCAATCGTCCCGCTGTATGCTCCGGTATAAAGTTAGGTTGATATGAAGTTGTACCCGCATGCTGTCCGTAAGCAAATGTAATCATTAGCGCATCGGCTTTATCTGGGCTGTTCATTCCTCGTCTTCTTGCGTCTTTCTTACTTTCGATTACTAACCGTCCTGAGCTGTTATACTCGTACCCTAATCCGCATAGCTCTTTTTGTAGTTCGGGATCATCTGGTATTTGCACTGGCATATCCTGATTAAACCATGCACGCATTTCGCTCCATAGCTCTGCACGCAAGTTCAAGAAGTGATCGGGATTGTTAGCAGACCTCGCAACGTTAACTCCCACAATACTTTCGTAACCCATTTCGTTTAGTCTATCTACTACGCCCGCACCTATGCCGATGCAATCTATAAATACTTTATGCGGTCGTTCGGTATCGATAATGTGTTTTATCTTGCCTACTAACTGCATTGTGTCCAATCCTTGAAAAGTTTCGGCTTTGTATGCTAAACGTCCTTTACGTCTAATTATTGCACTTTTATCATTGCCGCCTCGAGCCGGGTCTACTCCAAGCAACAAAGATGACTCTGATTCCACTTGAGCTTTTCTAGCTCTTTGTACTGGTTCAACGGTGATGAAGGTATCGGTTATTGAATTTAAGAACGCCTCCTCATCCGTAAATGGGTATTCTTGGCTAAATCCTTTGCACTTTTGCCCATAGTCACCGTCAAAGTCAGATAACTTGTTACGTCTCCATGCTAAGTGACGCGCTGTAAGTCCATCATGCCGGTATAGCATCATCCAGTCTTTTTCATCGTCAGTTAATTGTATACCTTCGGCATTGCGCGTATATTCATCTTGCCAGTACCAGGGCACAAAAATATTTATATAATCGTTTTTACCTTCTTTTGCATTTTGCCAGTCCAGATAAAAAGCATTTGCAATCCCGTTGGCTGTTGATTCTTTTATTTTTTCTGTGCCCGCAATGTCTGCAACGGTTTGCTCAATGCCGCGTTTAATCTCTACATGATTATCATAAAATGCATATTCTGATAAATGCATGAGCTGATTAGTCATTGAGCGGCCTATCTCTTTGCTTCCTGCTGTTCCTACACGATATCCAGAATTAAGTTTGTTAAATAATAACTGGTTTTCGTTGTCCTTCTCAGGGTTTGGCGCAAGTCCTGAAGGCAAATTAAGATTATATCTTTTTGTCATTGCAAACAGCGTGCGTGTAGCATCGCCCATATGCGTTAAAATAAACGCTTGAGTACCTGGGATTGTAAGTATTTTGTGGAAGTATCGACCACTTATATATGTACTAATTCCCTGCTGACGTCCTTTTAATATATTTGCTCTTACATAACCAAGCTCTTTTAGTTGTGCTTCGAGCTTTGCATGCACATATTTTTGTGCACGATTAAATTCAAAAGCAGTAAGTTGTCCAGATTTATCAGCAATCTTAAAAAAAGCTGGCGCAAATGCTGTTAAGTCATAGACATTAATCATTGCTAACCTTTTTATGTTTAACTTTACGATTATATAATTTATGTTGAGTAATATATATGCAATAATCGCATAAGCAATTTAATTTTCGTCTTAATTTACTTATGTTTTTAGTTATCATTTTTGACTTTTATATCACCTGTGATAATCTTTTCAAGCACTGAGATAGCATTATCTTGCTTTTCGTCTTTTTCTTCTTTGTAATCATTTCTGAAACGATTTTTCATTGTGAAAATCCAAGGGGCAGAATTAAACTTTTCGTAATTGCCTTTTATGCCGTCTTGGCCTATTTGTTCCCACAGCCGTTGGGCTTTTTGCAAGCCACATTCTATTGCTTGCTTGAACTCAGGATGTGTGTCGCGCCACTCGTATAGCGTTGTGCGTGTTATCCCAAGCTCAGCACAAATAGCCGCGAGGCTCTCGCCGTTCGCAAGAACCTTCTCAGCTATAATACCCATCTCTTTTTTGTATTTAGTGTGCGCTACCATACAAAACCTCTTTTTAGTGTAAGATTTGTCTACGGGCCAGCTTGCTCGTTGCGTTTCTCGCCGCGAATTCCGCCGCCAGCTTCCCCGGGCTCACAATATTTTGGCTGTTCTTTTTGTTGTCCATTTACGATTTTTCCATACATTGAGGGCACCCCATTATAATGGTTATCCTCATGTTCCTCTGAATAGTCTTTAACTTCGCTCATTTTAAGCGCTCCTTGTCAGGTCATTAATCGATTAATAACAGCGAGCAAATCCTATGCACGCTAGATAATAAGATAACACAAACTTAGTTATCCACAAAATCGGTGGATAAGTTTGAGGATAAAAACAAATAGATAAATATTAATGTTTATTCTTGACATGTCGATCACCGACATATATCATTCACATATCAACAACAAAGAGGATAAAAAATGCATATAAATGATGCTTTAAAAATTTTAGGTGTAACTGGTGAATACGATCCAGAGATTATCAAGACTGCATACAGGAAAGCATGCTCACTTTATCATCCTGATAGAAACCCAGCAGGATTAGAAATGATGAAAATGGTTAATCAAGCTTATGATGCTCTTAAAAACGAAACAGGCGAAACTAAAATAGAGGGTGATTATTCATCATACGGGGAAGACCTAAATAATGCTTTAAACGCTGTTATGGGTTTTGGATTTGACATAGAAATATGCGGTGCTTGGATATGGTTGCATGGAGATACACGACCACACAAAGAAAAACTCAAGGAATCTGGTTTCAACTGGGCACCTAAAAAGAAACTCTGGTATTTCAGACCCGCCGATTATAAATCAAAAGGAAGAGGACAGTTTTCCATGGATGATATAAGGGCCTCCCACGGAAGCGAAAAGATAACAGAAAAAGAACGCAATAAACTGAGGGCGGCATAATGTACACTTATATTCTAGTTAAAAAATATCCTGATTATAACTTATGGGCAGTTGGATTTTATCAAGTAGATGGCCAATTTTTCACAGAAAGCCATCACATATACGAAGATGATGCTATCAAAAGAACAGCATATATTAATGAACAAAAACTAGTCAGTTATGACCCAGATGAGGAATGATTATGAAATACCAAATAATCGATAGTGTGCGCGTCAAACGTACGAAGTTTGAATTGCTAACGGACGGATTTATTTATCACGTAGCAAAAATAGTGGGTGAGCGTGTTACTTTTTTATATAGCAGTAGCAAACACACCTTAGCGCTTAAATTTTATGAACGAACAATAGGGGCTTGAAAAATGACAATCTCTTGCAGAATTTCCGACGAACAAGTATACAATCCCTGGGAGAGTGAGAACAATTCACTCCCCAAACGAACGCTGGAAAACTTAACAATAGCCGAATTAATGGGTGAGGACCATGCAGTTTGGCTAGGTAAAAACAAACAGTTCGGTTTCATCCTTGAAATTGAGAACGATGAGGGGCAAACAATCTTAGAAAAATGTATACACCCATACGCGATTGAGAGTTTAGCATCTTTTTGCCGCAGATTTATAAACTCATATGAAAAAATACAAGATTAAGGAAAGTAAAATGTCAGTAGAATTTACAAACGAACAAATAGATCACATTTGTTATCAAATCGGTGAGTGGTATTTGGATTGGGAACGCAAAATGTGGGTGGATGGCAAGCCCAATCAACATTGGCTAGGTGTTGCAAAAGAACAACTTAAAGAAATGATTTGTGGTAATGAATATACCGATAACAGCGATATACTAAAAAATGAGCTATTTAATCAAAAAGAAATAGCCAAGATTTTAGTAAACGTTATGATGCTTTTAGGCATTATCCATGGGAACATAACGGCAATTCTCGCAAGTCCTGAGCATGAAATGAAAAGCAAGCTCGATAAATTATGGCATAAATTAGCAAAAGAAATTGGCTTAATTTTCTGCAAAGAGCCGGCTACTTCAACACCTTAACTTCTTTTGCGCAAGGGCCTTTGGGTGACGTTCCGGCCGTGAATTGCACCTTTTGGCCTTCTCTTAAACATTTAAATCCATCCTCTTGAATTTCCTTGAAATACACAAAATAATCTTTGTTCTCACTCTCAATAAAACCAAATCCTTTATCCTTATTAAACCACTTTACTATTCCAGTTTGCATTTTATCATCCGCTAGTTAATAAAAATCAAATCCTACCGCTTAAATCTCTTGTATTTTGAACGTTCGGCGTCTTGGTGGTACATAGACATCACTTTTTGCTCCGGAGGCTTGTAGGGGTCTGTATGGCCGTTTGCGTAA